GAGACGCACAAGCAAGGAGACAATGTAGATGAGGCTACAGTAGCCCAACTACTATTCTACTTAACAGACATTCAGGTGCGTGACTATGCGCTAGGTCTACTAGATATAACACAGTATAGATTCGAAGAAGCACTACAGTTCTTGCTTGAATCAGCACCAACAGATACTATCTACATCAGTGGACCAGCATGCTTGCTTGCTGCATTGCAGTATGAGCAGGGCAACACAGCAGATGCATTTCTTACATTAACAAATGCACAGCCAGACTACTCACTCAATAGACTATTGCAGCGTGTATTCCAGGCAGGTTGGGAACGCAATGGCTTTGCCAAGATGCGCGCTGAACTACATCCACAAGTAACAGCAGGTATCTTTGGAGATAGTACTGATGAGTAACGATACTCTAAAGATACGAGCACAAGCAGCAAGTTATGCCAAGACATTCCTTGCTAACAAGTACCGCAATGAGTATGATGAACTGTATCGTGCATACCTAGTAAACCGTGGCGTTACTACTCGAACAAGTAAGAATATGGTAGACGAAAGAGAACTAACAACAGAAGGAGAGAACAATGCTGCAAGTAAGTGAAGAATATAATAACAAGTCAATCGCTAAACTAAACAAGCAGGCTTGGGTAAAGGCTGGCACTGCAGTAAGTGCTGGCTCTGCATCAGAGGCTGCACGTCAGGCTGGTCTTGATTGGAATGTAATGCTTGCAGATATGCAGGCATATGTTTCCAATGAGGTCAATGCATACGAGACAGTAACAGATTACTATCCCGTACCTAAGAAGCAAGCAGTAATCAAACTTGGCAAAGACAATACCAATGAAGTCATTGGTGTAGTTGGTGACAAATACAAGGTAGTGCAGAACATGGAAGTATTCAGTGCGCTAGATACACTGGTAGATTCAGGTGATGCACGCTATACAGCAGCAGGTGAGTACAACAATGGCGCTAACATCTGGATGGTTATGGAACTACCTCTTGGTGTAAACGTAGCCAACGACCCACACGCTGCATTCCTGCTAGTGCAATCATCACATGATGGTTCATGCGCAGTACGCATTCGCCCTATCATCGAGCGTTTGTTCTGCTCTAATCAAATCAACGGATTAATTAAGGGCAAGAAAACAAATGACTTCACTTATGTTATGAAGCATACAAGTAACTCAGAGTTATCTGTAAATGATATTCGTAACATCACACAACTTACATACCAAGCAATCGAAGAGTATGAGTTGGTAGCAGATGGCTTGCTACAGCGTGAGGTATCAGCAGCACAGGTGCGTGATTACTTCAAGCGTGTATGGGCTTTGCCTACTACAGTAGAGGACAAGCCATACCACATGCTCTCACAAGGTGAGCGCAGACAACAGACTCTTGCTATCACTGCACGCGATAAGGCGTGGCAGGTATACAATGAATCAGATACACAAGCAAACATTCGAGGCACAGCATTTGGTGCATGGCAAGCAGTGGTAGAATACGCTGACCATCATGCTTCGGGTGGCTCCGAACGCCTTGCCGTTGCCACCCTCAGTGGTCGTAACGATACTATCAAAAACAAAGCACTAAATCTGGTGCTTGCATAATATTCCGTATCCATACTGTGAATACAGCGACAGGGCGGATAGACATAGTGAACCAGCGTAAGGAGCATGGACGTGCCTCCGAGATGCAGGTAGTTTATGTCGTCACCTGAGCATGTGATTAAACTGCTCATCCAAACAACGAGAGGGAAACATGAACACAATCACAATCAACACAACAAATGACGACGGTACTACACAATCAGCGGTAACATATACAGAAGCAGAAGTTCTGCATTTCAAAAAGAGAACGCAGGATATAGATGCAATCCAACAAGTCAACGACAATCAACGCAAAGAAATGCGTGAGTTACGTAACGCTGTCCGTGACTTCTTCAGTGAAGGTGAATGGAATGACGGTGAGCAGACAGTCAACAAGTCTGAAGTTAATGAATTACTCGACGCTATCGGTTGCGCAAAACTTACAACCAAGTATCGTGGAACATTTACAATCACAGGTACATTTGAAATAGATGTAGAAGATGAAGATGAGATTGACAATGTTATCAATGAGAACATGTCAGTTGATTGCTACGCTGCAGATATAGATGTAGATACAATTGAAGTACTTGATGTAGAAGAAAGAGACTAATGCAAACACCCATTGTTACTCAAGCAATCTTTAATGAAGGCGCTGAGTATTTCTTGGTAGAAATACGAGCCGATGGAAAGATATCACTCAAGCGTAAGGTAGATGGTTGGGGAGATACCTGGTCCTTGCCTCTTGATGAAGGACCATACTAAATGAGTAGTGCATACGTACCATACAACGGTACTGCTGGCTGGTCAGGCACAGATACTAGTAAAGAGAGAGCACTAGTAAATCTGCGCACTGGCAAGGAATATAACAACCAGCAAAAAGCGTTAGCACTATTAAAACAAATCCGCCAAGGATTAACATGGCAAGAGTTGTCATACCTAACAGACATGCATCACGGCACAGCAAGTGGCGTGTTGTCAGTGCTACATAAATCAGGTGCTATTATTAGAACCAAGCAAACGCGTAGCGGATGCAAGATTTATATGGACATATCATTCTCAGATACAGTAGAGCATGAACCATATGTCGCAAAGGAAAAACTTTGTCCGCACTGCGGCAATGACGTCAATGCATAAGCCGTTCCTTATGCTATGATGGGACAGTCAGATGGGCGGTAGGTTTTGGCTCTCTCCTTGTCCTACCCCCACTGGCATCTAATCAAAGGAGAAACATGGCAGAGTTAGAGATACCTAGGGATAGGTACGGCAGACCAATGGTGGTGCCACCTAAAGGTGGTAAGCCAGTGGCATATACAAGAACAACAACAGTTGCTGGTTCATTAGATGACGGTACTGCATTGGTAGCATGGAAGTTACGCATGGCTGCAACTGGATTAACATTACGCTCTGACTTATTACTGGCTGCATCAGCAGCACGTGAAGATAAGTTAGAGATGGATAAGTTAGTTGAAGATGCAATGCAAGCAGCAGGTGCAACTAAGCAGGCTACTATTGGAACAGCAATCCATTCTCTTACAGAGAAGTTAGACAGAGGTCAAGACCTTGGTCCCATACCAGATGATTATGTCGCAGACATACAAGCGTATGCTGAAGCGACAAAGAACTTTACTAACATAAACATCGAACAGTTCTGCGTACTAGACAAGTACAAGATTGCTGGAACACCTGACCGTGTTGTTGAATACAAAGGCGAGAAGTTTATCTCTGACCTTAAGACAGGCAGCATTAGTTACCCAAACAAAATCGCTATGCAGTTAGCAGTGTATGCACACGGCTTGCCGTATGACCCTGCCACGGCAACCCGTGGTAGTTGGGGTGACATCAACACAGAAAAGGGAATCATCGTGCATCTACCAGCAGGTAGTGGACAATGTACCCTTCACTTCGTAGACTTAGTTCATGGCTGGAAAGGTATTGAACTTGCCATGAAAGTAAGAAAGCATCGCGAAAAGAAAAACATATCTACACCGATACAAGGAGAATAATGTCCCATTCAGAAGCACCTATCAGTATCAATCTTAAGACAGCAGCAGGTACACAGTTAACACTTCGTGCTAACACACCTGATGAGTTCACAGCATTGACAACACAAGTCTTTGCAATCGTAGAAGCAATTGATGAAGTCGAAAAAGCAGTGCGTGGCACTGGTTTCAGCGCATCAGATGCAACTCCTATTTCACCAGCAGCAGGTTATATTAACAGCGCAATGGGTGGAACAATCATTGCAACAGAATCATTTACACCAGCAGCATCACCAGCAGGTGCAGGACAGCGCATGTGTCCTCATGGTTCAATGACACGCATTCATGGCATGACAGGTAAGTTCGGTCCATACAAAGGTCACTTCTGTCCTGCTAAGCAAGGCGACCCAACTAAGTGTGCAACCCAATACGTCAAGGCAGGCTCACCAGAGTTTGCTACATTCGTAGCCGACCAAACAAAGGCATAAATGAAAACACTACGCCGTAGCGTAGGCAAGGCAGAGGTTGGCGGGGAACCATTACCGCCACCTTTCCAAGCCTTCGCAAGAGAGGGAATTATATTACGGCGTGCAGAAGTAACAGTAATTGCAGGCACCCCAGGTGCAGGCAAGTCAAGTATTGCATTGCATATCGCAGCAAGATTGAAACAACCTACATTATATTTCTCTGCAGATACCAATGCACATACTATGGCTATGAGATTGCTCGCACTCCGCGCACGCATTCCACAACAGCAAGCAGAACAGATGTTAAAGACACAGCCAGATACAGCCGAGTCAATCTTACGTGAGTATGGGAATATGTATTGGTCATTCGAACCAAGCCCTACTCTCCGTGATTTAGACGAAGAAGTATCTGCATTCGAAACTATCTGGGGTAGAAGTCCTACCCTTATAGTTGTAGATAATCTTATGGACATTGCTATTGATGGACACGAAGAGTTCGCAGGCATGCGACAAGTTATGAAAGAACTAAAGTATCTTGCAAGAGATACCAACGCAGCCGTATTAGTCCTGCACCACACACAAGAAGGCGCACCTGGCTATCCGTGTCAGCCACGGTCAGCGCTGCAAGGCAAGGTAGCACAGATTCCTGCTATGGTTTTAACTGTAGGTCAGATGATGCAAGGACAAGATGCTTACTTATGTATAGCCCCTGTTAAGAATCGTTATGGCAAAGCAGACCCAACAGGTAACACTTACATCTCATTATCATTCGAGCCTGGCTCTATGTATCTTGAAGATGTAGTCAGAGATTACAGACAGGAGCAGATGACAACATGACCGAAGTTAAGTTCGTATATACAGGCTATATAAATGTACCAGACACAGAAGATGACGTTATGCAGTGGGCTATTGAGCATGTGCGAGACGAATGTGGTAGTCAAATAGCCGACTATGCAGATTTCGATATAGTAGGAGAAGAAAACAATGAGTAAGACTTACTACAAACCATATACAATTGGTGAATTAGTAACTTCAATATGGGAAGAAAATGATTCTCATTTTGAAGAGATGGAAAAAGTAGGGGGAGATTGCGATTGCAGTCTTCATACTGCAGTTACTATTATTATGAAATACTGGGGAGAATAATGAGTAGCGCAGCCAAGGCTAAAGGTTCTGGAGCAGAGCGAGATGTCGTTGCATATCTCAAAAAGAATGGCTTTCAGTATGCCGATAGGCGATTGACTGGCGCTACATTAGATAAGGGTGACATCTCTGGTATACCTGGAGTTACAGTTGAAATAAAAAATCATGCCAAGATGAACTTGGCTGGATGGACAGAGGAATTGCTCATAGAAATGAGCAATGACGGGGCGTGGACAGGCGTGGTGTGGCACAAACGTAAAGGGAAGCGGAGCCCTAGCGAGTGGTACTGCACCATGCCTGGACATGTGTGGTTAGACCTACTAAAGAGAGCGCTTAACAATGGACACAATTCATAGCATTATTTACAACGAAAAACAAACAGCAGAAGATAAACTAGAAGATATAAAAGAATATCTTTGGCAAGTCTTTGACATGGGAGAAGACTATGGAGAAGCCAAGCATTGAAGAATACCTACATTATTTAGGTGCAGATACACCAGCAATAGGTTCAGGTTGGCGTAAGATGAGATGCTGCTTTCATTCAGATAGTCATGCATCAGCAGCAGTAAACTATGATAAGAACGTTTTTGTTTGCCACGGTTGTGGCGTCAAAGGCGATGTCTATGCTTTAATCATGCAAAAAGAGGGAGTTAATTTTCGTGAGGCTAAACAATTCGCAGAGAAAGTTCTTACTGCAAGCAACACAGAGGTACACAGCAGCAATAGAAAGCGCGAGCGTCTATCTGTCAAGCCGTCATCTCTCGGTAGAAGAGGCAAAGGTCTTTCACTTGGGAGTGGTAGAAGACCCACTTCCAGGGCATGAGCCTTACAAAGGCAGACTTGCTATCCCATACATAACACCATCAGGTGTTGTTGATATTAGATTCCGTGACCTAACTGGCACACACGATGCTAAGTATATGGGATTAGTTGGTGCCGAAACTACTATGTTTAATACGCAAGCAGTCTTTGCTGCCGACAGTTACATATGTGTAACCGAAGGTGAATTCGATTGTATTATGATGAACGTTAAGACAGCACACCCAACAGTTGGTATCCCAGGTGCAAACAACTGGAAGAAACACTACGCTAAAATCTTAGATGACTTTGAAACAGTCATTGTCCTAGCAGATGGAGATGCCCCTGGCTTAGAGTTTGGCAAGAAGATTAGCCGTGAACTTGGTAATGTAAATATCATCAGCATGCCAGACGGTGAAGATGTAAACTCTATGATGATAAAGAAAGGCAGTGAATGGATTGACGAACGAATCAGAGAATGTATTACCAATGGATGATAGTTTCTGGGAGCATGCCGACCATTTAGATTTTGATATGGTTATACAATTGTCCGAGAAGAAACATCTTAATATCCTTCATGCTTTGCATGATGTCTATGAAGCCATAGATGTAGACCCAGACGATGCTAAGTTCCTTGTCACTGGCATAGCAGCCCTTATGCTGTCATCTAAGTATGGCAAGACAGACGAAGTATTCAATGAGATAGTAGTACAGGTAGCCAAAAAAGACATGGACATAGAACTAAGGGAGTTGCTCAATGAAGGAAAGTGAAGACGCAGCACAAATCATGCGTGAACTATTCGTTATCTTGACTAAGAAGCATGAGGACTATGGTCCAATGAATATTGCTGGAGCACCAGGCGGTCCTATGAACGGACTGCGAGTCCGTATGTATGACAAGATGGCTAGACTTAACAACCTAATAGATAGCGGCGACACGCCGAACTACGAATCCATCGAAGATACACTCATTGACCTAGCAAACTATGCCATAATTGGTTTACTTGTTCAGCGCAATCAGTGGGCTGGCATTCCAAATGGAGAACCATATGAAGAGAGTCGTCGTCCTTAGTGACTTACAGATTCCATATCAAGATGATAGAACCGTAAATGCCGTTATAGATTTTATTTCTGAATACAAACCAGATGAACTCTGGTGTGTAGGAGATGAACTAGATGCACCTGAACCTAGTCGTTGGAACAAAGGCATGGCTGGTGAATATGCAGGTACGCTACAGCAAGGTATTGATACAACAAAAGAAATTATAAATGATTTTAAGAAAGCACTAGGAAAGAAACCATTTTATATTCAAAGGTCTAATCATACAGACCGCATAGACACTTACATTCGTAAGTATGCCCCAGCGTTCAGCAGTCTCAAGTCATTAGAGATTGAAGAACTACTGGGGTATAATTCTTTAGGAGTAACTTACTTGCATAAGATGCATGAGTTGCTACCTGGTTGGGTAATGGCACACGGAGACGAAGGCAAGTTGTCTCAGACACCTGGAAGTACAGCGTTGTCATTAGCCAAGCGCCTAGGCAAGTCAGTAGTCTGCGGTCACACGCATCGCGTGGGATTACAACATGAAACAGTTGGCTTTTATGGCAAGACAAGCACTCTCTTCGGTCTTGAAGTGGGGCATATGATGGATATCAAGCAGGCAGATTACCTATCAGCAGGTACTGCCAACTGGCAGCAGGGCATTGGAATCCTAGTAGAGAACAACAAGAAGGTAGTTCCATACGCAGTACCTATTATTAATGGTGAGGTATACCTTCCCTAATGAATTACATTGACGAGTATAATGATGTAGTTCAGCAACTAGCATCCGAGTATGTGCGTAAGTATGCCATGCTTGAACGTGATGATATTGCACAAGAACTATGGGTGTGGTTTGTTGGACACCCGCGAAAGTATAAAGAATGGTCCGAGTTAGAATCAAAAGACAAGGATAAACTAATTGCTAAGTCTTTACGTAACGCGGCTCTTAAGTATTGTGAAAGAGAAAAAGCAAAAAAGGTTGGCTACGACACCTCAGACCTCTATTACTATGATGTCTCTGTTGTTGAAGCGTTCTTACCCTCAATCATTGCTGGTACATATTCAATCCCAGTTAGTATCCAAGACCTCAACGCTAAGTTTGGTAGTGGAAATCTGGCAGATGGTAACAACTGGCTCGCATTGCGAAGCGACATTGCAAAGGCATTCGAGAAACTCTCTGATGCCAAACAGAATATCCTTCGTCTACGTTTCAGTATAGATTCACCTGACTGGTCACTACTAGCCAAGGACATGAACAGCACACCAGATGGTGCGCGTATGAAAGTACAACGTGCTATCAATTCATTGGTTAAAAACCTAGGTGGTTGGAGACCATATCATGAGCCAGATGCAACCGAGAGTCAAGAGCAAGAAGAGGCTGAAAATGATTGAAACATACTTAGAATGGCTGACCATGCATGAGTGGGAAGCAGGTGAATGACCTTAGAGGCGAACCTACATTCGCCTGTATATGTGGTTGTCTTATGTTTGAACTTACAGTAATGTGGGATATGGAAACCCGTGAGTTGGCATGGTATGACCTCGCTCAGAAGTGTAAAGAGTGTGGCACCATTACAACTGCACCTACGCCAATTGATTGGATGGATTGTGACTAATGCCGTTATATGATTTTAAATGTACAACTTGTAGTGAGGTTATAGAGACTAATGAAAACATTCCACCGATTTGTTCTACTTGTAGTAACACTATGCAGCGCATATGGTCTGCTCCAGGGATTAAGTTTAATTCACCAGGGTTCTACTCGACAGGAGGATAATGAATCTATCGGATGAGTTAATGTGGACAGACCAAAGCAACTGCCGAGGTATAGATACAAACGAGTTCTTTGTTCCTGATGGTGGCAAAAGATATGAGAATGAATCAACACTCAAACGCATCTGTGCTGCATGTCCAGTTAAAATTGAATGCTTAAATTATTCCTTATACAATAACGTAAGTGGTTATTGGGGTGGAACAACAGAAAAAACAAGGCGTGCTATGCGCAAGAAGCGCAACATTATAGCCAAGGGTCTAGTCTTTGAAGGACTCTACGAATAAATAGAAACAAAAAAGACCCCCGCCTGGTAGGTTAAAGTACCAGAGCGGGGGCTATTAATTTAGTTGTGTTACTTAGTGCGTCCAAATTCAGGTGCTGACTTATCAAGCGCCTTCATAATAGGACCGATTAGACCAGTAGCAAATGCAGTAGCCAGTACCTTTGGGTCATGCTGACCCGCAGTATATAGAGCAACTACAGATGCAGCAGCAGCACGTAGATATGATAATCCGATTTGCTTTAGTTTTTCTTTGTCGAACATTTTGTTCTCCTTATGACTTGAATACAGGCTTGCCAAAACCTACGATATAAACTGGCAACGAACGCTTAATCTTTGAACCATTCTTAACTTTGTATGCGCGTATCTTCTTGCATACCTGACCACCATTGCGCTGGTCGCCCTTCTTATCGGGCGATGTGTTGCCCTCAATGCAGGTTATAGTTCCGTCTCCGTTGTCTTTAACCACGATTCCAACATGACTAATACGGTCAACGCCATCGTTGGGAAAATCAAAGAAAACAATATCCCCAGGTAGTGGAGTCGCTTCATTTACTTTCTCCCACTGCCCTTTCTTAATGAACGCAGTAGCGCCCGCCACTGTGCTGACCACATTAGGAATCTTAAGTCCCACTTCATTTGCACACCAATTCACGAATGAGCCACACCAAGGCAAGAAGTTTGCTCTAGTGAATGCTCCATATTTTGTCTCATTATCTTTTGGTCCCTCGATAACATCGAGTTCTCCCTTTGCAACTGCAATAAAATCTGCACGTTGACCCATATTATTCGCTCGCTTTCTTATCTACCTTAGCAAAGGCTGCGTTTATTTCTTCTGATGTCAGGCTTCCATCTGCTAGATAGAAGCGTGCTAACGCTTCAAGCACTCTTGCTGCGCCTAGCGCACCTGCGAGTGTTGCTGCCTGCCATACTTCAATGCCAACAAGTGAGCCAGCACCGATAACTCCAAGTGATTCTGCTGCAATTACAGCAAAGATTCTCATCATTACATTCTTAAATGTATCCATTATATATCATCCTTTGTAAAGAAAAGTATTACTTCTGCTATAACCCAAGCGACGGCTGCAAGTCCAAGCAAAGTTGTTGCAACCATTAGACCCAACGTTACTGTTGGATTCATTACTCGTCTTCCTTTAAGTTGCGTAGGTTAAGTGTGACTGTCCATATAACAAGACAGATTACAATTGCATAACCAACTACTGTTTTGGCAGAACCTTCAAGGACTACCCAAGCAACAAACATTCCAAGGAGTGTCCATAGTTGATTAGCAATATCAGATAGTAGTTTTTTCATTATGGTTTTCTCCTATAGGCTGCGGTAGCAGCAGCACCTGCTGCTTGTGTTGCTATACCACCAGCAATAATTGCAGATACGATTACTTCTTCCGCATCCTTACGTACTTCTGGTGGTAGGTCCGCCCCTACATTTCCGAATGCTGCGAGTGCAGCACCTGGGTCTGTAAATAATTCTTGTAATAATGCTGCTGGGTCTTGTAATAAAGCCACAGCAATAGCAACTTCTGCTGTTATAACTACGCCATTTTCCAAGGTAACTGGAGTATCAGGTGCTAGACTTTCTAGGTCAACACTATTAACACTAGGAGGTTCAAGTGATATTTCAGGCTGAAGTTCTGGCTCAGACTCTTCGACTGGCTCAGGAGAAGGCTCTGGCTCTGGTGCAGGCTGCTCTTCCTCGGCTAGAGGTAGAGGCGGCTCTTCTGCAACAGGAGGTGCAGGCGGTTCTTCGACAGGCGGTTGCTCTTCAACAACTGGCGGCTCTTCAACAGGTTCAGGAGCAGGCTCAGGAGCCTCTGGTGCGGGTTCAGGCGCGGGTTCAGGGGCTGGTTGAGGCTGAGGCTCTGGTTGAGGTGCTGGAACCGGAGCAGGTGCAGGAGTTGGTTCAGGCTCCACCGCTGGTGGAGTAGGCGGGGTTGAAGGAACTACTGGTTGCTCTTCTGGTACGCTAGGAGCAGATGTATTAGTACTTGTATCTATAACCGTGGAGGTATCAGATGGAACTGTTAATTCTGTTGGGGTTTCTGGCTGGTTGGTTTGTGTGCTGGATTCAGATGTCGAAGTCTGAGTCTCGGAAGGTTGAGCAACTACAGTTTGAGAATCAGAAGTTACGGTTGAGGACTCAGAAGGACCAGCAGTTTGCTCAGGAGAGGGCGTTGGCTCTGGACTGGGACTTGCAATAGGTTCTGGTGTTACACCATTGTAGTAACCAGAAGCAACATCAACAAGATTGTCGCTTACATAAATAGTAAATCCTGGTGGCGCATAGCCACCTTCACAAAATAATCTAGGAATGTAACCTCTATTAGCAAAGAACTGATTGCTATTATCCCAACCAATTTGGTACGTCTGTTGAGTACCCTCTTGATTAGCACATATCACATCAGTATATGCAGTTGCTGCATTTGCTTGAGGATTCCAAAAGAAAGATGTGCCTAAAACTATAAGAAATACAGCGTACTTACTTGCCCTTGCTTTCGCAGAGGATAAGGTAAATCTGGTCAACGCGTTGTTCAACTCGGTCCAATCGTTCGGTGTTGATATTAACTGCGTCCCTCATGCTGCTGCCAGAATTTGGTTTAAGTTCTGACAGGTAGTGCTTAACTAACCATCTAATTGCTGTTGTAAAACCAGCAAGTAAAGTCATTATGGCTACGGCAAAGCCAGCCCATTCTGTTGCTGACATTAAACCGTCCTTACTACAATGTTAACGATTCCGCCGTATCCACTAAACTTATCTGGTGGAGTAGTGCGTCGCAAAGATATGCCTTCAATCTGTACTTGACGAATCTCTGCTGTATTTAAATCTTGCCATAGTACAATGTCACCAGACTCTTCAATGTTTTCTAGTTGAAGGATGCGCTCATGCGCTCTGCCCTTGTAGCCAGTAGTCACACCATTGCGGTCTGTCTCTGTATCAAAACAATAAACTGGAAAACTAATCTGTCGCTGACGTGGCGTAGCAATAGTAGCCTTAGCCTGATAGCCCTTAAATACTGGACCACGGCTAGTTGTTGTAGAATCACGCAAGAATAAAAACTTATATGCAAGGTATTCTCTAGCAACAGATGGCTGATTAGTTCCAACCTCAACAGATGAAACTGCTGTGTCATATGTAATGTGGTCATACTCTGTGTTATCAATATCAACGCTAAGTAAACTTAATGAACCATAAGAAAAATCACCGCGTCCAATAAGACGCTTAAAGTTCTTAGGCTCTAGTGTTCCATAGCGGATATTACCTGTTGTTAAATATCCTGATGAGCGTAATGTCGACAATGCCTCTACATACACATAACCATCTGACGTACCGTTATTAGCAGTAGTAAACATAAGTCTATTTGTATTTCCAGCAAATGCACAGGCTGTAGTTTTATATCCAGCCACATCAGATACATAAATATCATTGGCATATGCAAAGCGAAGTGTTTCAATCTCATTACTTAAATCAATACGAATAACACCTGGCTCTCCATCTACACCAGTTGCACACCATATGTAGTGGTCACGTGCAGCAAAGTCATAGCAAGGCTGAGTTGTTTCTACAATCAATGGACCATAATTAATAGAACCATCTTGGTCAGATACAAGTCCTACTCGAATGCCCTTATCTGTACCTATAACTATGTAGCCAAGGTAGTAATAAATCTTATGTACAATCTCACCAACTGGTAATTCAGCAGCAGTAATTGCTGATGTAAGAGTTGGCATAACACCAGAAGTATTAAGAGTAAACTTCTGAATAGTAGATTGAATACCATTATAGCCAGCCACGTAAATGGCTGGACCAGAGGCAGTAACACTTGAGTAAATGTGTGTGCTTACTGGGTGTGTATATACAGCAGTTGGCATAGCAGTAGCACTGCCAGCAAATTCGTATACTTTATTATTTGCACACATAATGATACGGTCTTTAACGTATTCCATTGTGGCATTTGTAACTAGACCTACTTCATCAAACATTGTTACTCTATCTGAGTTATCTGCAGAAGTGCCAGTTAGTGGCTTTCTATATACAGTTTTCTTTGTGGCTGTATTTGTAATCCAATATGCATTTGTACCATCATCACAGATAGCAAACACAGGTGCATCAGTGCCAGCATTATAATCAATAAAATGTACTGGGTTAGCAGGGTCATCTACTTTAATCTTATCTACATCATACTCATCCCATAGCAGAGCACCACTAAATGTAGTACCGCTAGTAGTCCATTGAATAGAACGAAGAGACTGGAATGGGCGATTGTTAGTGCGAATAGCACCAGTAATAACATGCCCTTGAACACAGTCTTTAAGCATTGTTACTTGACCCTTGGTCCAAACGTTTACGCCTTTGCTATCAGCAAAGCGGTAGTGTCCACCCTCATCATTTGTTAATGGGTCATAAAAATTAATGCCAGCACCAGAATGAAAAGACATCTGGCTACGAAGCCACCAACCAGTAAGCGATTGCTCTCCTGGTTCTTGTCCATTATCAAACTGTTCCTTACGGAACGGTGCTGTCTGACGAACAGCCTCATCTTTATCTGAAATTGCAGAGATAAATGGCATACCACCAATGGCTGTATCATATGAAACTGTAGTGTTCTGCCAGATAGCATCTGTTGAAATAATACCAATATCTGCGGTACCACGTGCAATAGGTAGACCATCGCCTGCTAACGCCCAGACATTGCCATCACCTTCTGTTATGTCGCGACCAGCCACGTTACTCCTTAGATAGAAAAATTATTATTAACCAACAACTACAACTACGTAGCCTGAACCGCCTGCACCGCCATTGTATAAAGTTCCGCCGTTGTTGCTAGCGCCTCCACCACCACCGCCTGTATTAGCGCCGCCGCCACCAGCGTTTCCGCCGTAGCCACCACCGCCTCCGCCTCCGCCAGCACCGCCAGAAGCACCACTTGGAACACCAGCAGACGCACCTCCACCTCCGCCACCTACATATGTTGTTCCAGCAGATTGACCGAAGATTGCAGACACATCACGACCAGCGCCACCGGCGCCACCATTGTTGCTTGAAAAGTTAGAACCAGCAGCAGCGTAACCTCCGCCACCTCCGCCGCCATTTCCAGCACTTGTGCCACCATTGCCACCGTTGCTTCCTAATCCTGCTTGACCTGGAAAACCGCTTTGGTTGCCACTACCACCGGCACCACCACCACCACTTGAGCCATATCCGCCTTTGCTAAATGAAGATGGTGAATTTCCTCCGCCACCACCAAATACAGTAAGTTCACCTAATCTTGAAGCATCTCCTGGAGTTGTTTGTGAACCTGAAGTATTGCCAGTTCCACCTGCACCAATAGTTACGGTTTGGGTACCTGCTGGTGCCCAATAACTTGTGCTATAAAATACTCCACCTGCTCCGCCACCGCCACCAATACGGTCAGAAGAAGAAGCACCAGCACCTGCTCCACCACCGCCAACAACTAGAACTTCACAAGTTCCAGCAACGCCAAAAGTAATAGAACCAGAAGCAGTAAATTTATATATAGTCTTACCTGCACGACTAGAAGTATCTACGGTTGGGGAACCAGTAGTTGATGTAACGGTTGCTTTAGGGGCTCCGCCTCCACCAACAGGGCTAAATAATGGCATTATATCTCCTTAAGCGTATTTGATTGGACCAGCACCAAGTACGGTGTAGGTTGCTGATGCAGTCTTAATAATTGTAAATGAGTAAGCATCAATAGAAGATGCGTTACCAGCAGCAGGAGCAGTTCCACCAGACCACTTAGGTGTTACTGATGTACCGTCAATAGTCATTGCTGTATGACGGTAGGCAGTTGAACCATTAGTTACTAGGAAAGCAACAGTGATTGCATCACCAGTAGCAAGGATGCTATCTAGTGTTGCACCAGAACTACCACGAACATTGAGTGTCCAGTTAGCAGAAGCATTAGTTGTGTAGTACAAAACTCCCTGTGTTACTGCATCAAAGTTAACAGTGCCAGTTGCCGCTGTAGCAGATACAGTTGTACGCTCTTCTGGGGCAATAAGGATGCTGCCAGTGCTTGTTGAGTTATTAATTGCAGGAGCAGTCAGAGTCTTGTTAGTAAGAGTCTGGGTTCCAGTTAAGGTAGCAGCAGTAGATGATGCAGCCTTAGCATCTATCTGTGTCTGCACAGCAGAAGTCACACCATCTAGATAGCCAAGTTCTGTGGCTGATACAGATGTTAAGGCTGTACCAGCATTGGCTAGGTCACGGGCTTTAGT